CTGTAACAATGAATACAGACCAAAACATCGCAGGAAATAAAACATTTACAAATACAGTCGCATTAAACAATGGAGCATCTTGTAATGGTAAAAATATAACAGGACTCGCAGATCCAGGAGGAACAAATCACGCAGCAACGAAGAATTACGTAGACACACAAACGGCAAATACAAATTATTTATTAAGGAATGGAACATCAAAAATGAGTGGTTCTTTGGATATGAGTTTAAATAAAATTACAAATTTACCAACTCCTACAACTACAACTACTAATGATGCGGTTCCATTAAGCTTTTTGGTTAATTATGTTGATTTATCCAATAATCAAATCATCGGAGGAACTAAAACATTTTCAAATACAGTCGCATTAAACAATGGAGCAACATGTAATAGTAAAAATATATCAGGACTCGCAGATCCAGGAGGACCAGACCACGCAGCAACAAAGAATTATGTAGATAACGCTGATAATAATAAACTGAATAAAGCAGGGGATACAATGACCGGAGTATTAGTATTAAATGGTGGAACAGTTTCAACGGATACTGCTGCTGTTGATAGCGCTAACAGAACAAACACATACATAAGATTTAATGAAGCAGGTTCAGGTAATGATTGGGCATATTTAAGACAAATAGGAACAAACGAAAATATTCATTTAAGTCTTGATTTTCATGATAATACCAATGATGGAAAATTTTCTTTGAGAAGTATAGCATCTGTTGGTGATAATACTTCAGACGCAGCACCTAATACATTTTTTTATTCTAGTCCAACCGGAACAACCATAAATAGCGATTTGAATATGAGCAATAAAAAAATTACAAATTTATCAACCCCTACAACTACAACTACGAATGATGCTGTTCCATTAAGCTTTTTGGTTAATTATGTTGATTTATCCAATAATCAAAACATCGGAGGAAATAAAACATTTACAAGTAAAGTGACATTTAGTGGAGCAACAAAAACAAATTTAGATGCTAGTGATATAACGAATGCTGTAACGATGAATACAGACCAAAACATCACGGGAACTAAAACATTTACAAATACAGTCGCATTAAACAATGGAGCATCTTGTAATAGTAAAAAATTATCAAATGTATTAAATCCTATAGACCCACAAGACGCAGCAACGAAGAATTATGTAGATAACGCTGATAATAATAAAGTAAATAAAGATGGAGATACAATGAGCAATGTACTTACAATAAATAAGAATGCATCTACTTTTACTCAACAAAATATTACACGGGCTATAGATTTTGCTTTTGATAATACGGGCGTTAAAGATGTATATTATTGGACGGATGATTATTCCACACCACTTTATTTAACGTCTAATTTGTTTTTGCCTTATATCGGAATGACTATTACAAATGTTATGGTTAACCGAATTGTACAATTTAGATTTCCAATACGTACATCATACCAGCCATCTGTGAATTTAAAAGCAGCAGGTACTTATAATATTAATATAGATGGGGTTCAATATAATGCAAGTAATCCATTAAACAAGAACACTTCGTTCGCGTTAATAGGAACAGAAACAATTGGTTATTACATAACAACTACATTTACAGATTTATCAACTATTACTGATTTTCCTCAACTTACATTGAAAAGTAATTTGGGCACAACTATATCAAAGGAATTTACAGGTATTACTTTTTTAAATACTAATACAACAGCAGGTTCAATACAAGTAGAAACGGATTTTAAACATACAAATTCTAGTATGACATTTTATACAAGAAATTCTGATAATATGATAATACCTCTTAAAATTGATAATAGTGGAATCGTTATAGGAACCACATTCAACTCTGTAAATCCATATTTAGTAAATAATACAGATATCTGTTCTATCGGTTATAATCAAACTTGGCAGAACTTAACGTCTTCAAGACCGAAAAATCAGTGGCATCAAAATACAACCGGAAGACCTATTCAAGTTATGATAGCTATTGTTAATAATAATAATCTGAACCGTTCGCGTTTTGTTTTAGAAGTAAGTACTTCACAAGCAGCTTCAGGTATATACATCAGTATGGGTTACACTGCTAATGATAGTAATGAATTTGTATTAAGTGGTATTATCCCTTCTAGCGGTCAAGTATGGTACAGAGTAATTGAAAATCCTAGCCCTGCTCCTAATACAGTTTGGTCAATCGATTATTGGGCCGAATTAAGATAATTATGATATTATCTTATATAAAACTCATTCTAATTAGTATTTTATAAACCAAATACATTATAATCAAAATAAATTATAATGTAAAATGTATAAAAAATTGTATTTTAAATTTATATCCTCTCCATATTATTTTCCATTCCTATATTCTAGCCAATTATCAGGTCTCTTTTTAGTTCCACCATCATAAGCAACCGCATAACGATTCTCAACAAGCCATTGGTTGATATGTAAATCTCCCAAATAAACATCTGCCAATATTCTCCCATATTTTTCACTTTGTATATTATCTAGTCGAATAACTTTATTCATAATCATATTTGATAAAACATCTCTTACTTCTTTTGCTGCTTGTTTTTCATCTGGTGTTTTTCCCTTGATTTCTGGAGTATCAATTCCATTCAAACGAACGGATAAACGATAAAGTGGTGAATCTTCAAAAGGTAATTTTGAAGCGATTGTAATAGTATCACCGTCATACACTTTAATGACTTGTCCCTCCGTAATAGGAAATGTAAAAGGAACAGTGTCTTCCCATTTAATAATAATTGAATCTGTCATTTTGTATTACTGTATTATTTATCACTAAGAATTATTTATATCTATTTTATATATCATTATTTCAAAAAATATAATATATTGTTTAAAATTCAAATTTAAATACATAAATAAAAATACAATAATGGAGATATTCAAAATAGGAGATAAAATTATATACAATCCAAATGGTTCACCCAAAGGAAAAGTTGGAATAATTAAATATATAAGAGATTCTACTTATGAGAGAAATATGAAAAGCAAAAATCCATTAGATTATTATTATTGTGTTCAATTTGACGATGGAACATCTAATACATACATATCTGGATTATTTATGAAAAAATATGAATGATTAACATTTCATCGGCTTGATGTTATCTGAGCTGTATTGAATTGACACGAGTAATATATAATTCTAAACTTAAACTATATAAATAAAGATATGATAGTATTATAGTAGACCTAGACCTAGACCAAAAACAATAAACTCAAACATGAATCCGCAATATCTCTCTACAATCAATTCCCATCCTAGGGACGAGCGGATTACATTTGACGAGGGACCGCATATTTATACTATAAAAGACGACCCATCGCAATATACATCAGTGACTACATGGAATCATAGTCATTTTGAGCATTTTGACGCCGATTCTATCATTCACAATATGATGAATTCTAAAAATTGGAAAAATAATAAGTATTATGGTAAAACAAAAGAAGAAATCCTAAAAATATGGGATGATAATCGAGACCAAGCATCTCAAGCGGGAACAAAACTTCATTATGATATTGAATGTTATTATAACAATTGTCCAAATGAAAACCAAAGTATAGAATATTCTTATTTTGAAAAATTTACGGAAGATTACAAACATTTAAAACCGTATCGAACGGAATGGATGGTATGGCATGAAGATATTAAAATTGCCGGTTCAATTGATATGGTTTTCGAGAAAGAGGATGGTACTTTATTAATTTATGATTGGAAGCGTTGTAAAGACATTATCAAAACACCTAGTTTCAATAAGTATGCTATAACGGAATGTATTAGTCATTTGCCAGATACAAATTACTGGCATTATTGTCTTCAATTAAATGTATATAAACGAATTTTGGAAGAAAAATATGGGAAAAAAGTAGATGGATTATTTTTAGTTTGTTTACATCCGAATAATAAAAATCAATCTTATTTAAGAATTCCTTGTGCTGATTTACAGTCTGAAGTAAATGATTTATTCGAATTAAGAAAACAACAAATTACATTTTTATAAACCATTATTATTATCATGGTCATAAATATTAAAACGTTAAACATATTTTGACACCGCAAATATTTATGATAAAAAATTAAAAATAAATAAAAATTATAATTAAAACCAATTTAAATATAATATACGTATTTAATTATATTACAAGATATAGATTAAATATGCCCTGTACTACATTAGATGACCCCATGAATCCATATTGTACAATCGATTATGAATATTCAACACAGGAAATCATTTATTCATTTATGACGCACGTAGCATATTTATTTTTTGGATTCTTTTTACTATTTAATGGAACACTATTAAGTACACTTATTATTTCTTATTGTTCTAATGTTGTTTCTGAAACCACAAATTATGAAGTAGAATCTAGCGATAAAGATGAATGCGATGATGACGATGATAATCGATTTTATGAATATAAATACATTGATGAATTTGAAAATATGATAAATATCATCGAAGATGAAGATACGAATTATAAGGCGTTTTCGGAAGCAGATAAATTAAATCTATCCAATTTAGTTCTTATGGAAACAACTCCCAATGGAAATGTTGTCATGTCTTATGAATATGATAAAGATGTTCCAGAACGTTCTAAATTCATTTATTATACAAATGATAAGTCGATTCCTTATAAATATCTAGACGCGGTTGCTAGAAAATATGTTTATGTATATAAATGTCCAGAAATCTATGTTTATATTAAAAATGAACTTACAAAAGAATTAAATAGAATTTCTGAAGAGAAGAAACAAGAAGAAACTAAACAAATGGAAGAAAAGAAAAAAAATAGCGTATTTGCTTCATTTAAAAATTATAAAAATCCAACTGTTAAAAAACAACATATTTTAGTAACAAAAAATAAATATAAATATCTGGGAACGATTGAAGATTATAATAAATCACTTTTACCAAAAGAAGAGAGAAAAGAGGTTAAACCAATTTCTTTTTCTCAATTTAAACAGATGAATATGCCTAGTTAATATTTGGTTTTATTAGTACTAGTACTTGATTATTTATTATTTATTATTTGATTAATTAATGTTTTATATAAATTTTACATTTATATAAAATAATTCCCTATCTATAATATAATATGAGCCATGATAGCAATGATAGTAATAATAAAATAGAACAAACAGATACAAATTATAAATATAAAGGAACATTAAATTATCTAGAAACAATGAAAGCAATCAATATATTATCACATAGTGTTTTACTTGGAATTATAAATTCTCTCAAAAAATATAAAAACCAAACAGGAGGAGCAGGGCATCGAATTACTACATTAAAAGAAATAAATAGAGTTATTCAAGAAAGTAGAAGAATTTTATTCGAAACTCAAAATCAAAATATATCGAAGAACATGATTCCATCAAAATATACTCGTAAGTTTCATAAAAGTTATAATGGAGGAGGTTCGTTTTCGCCTTTACAACGATTAAATAAAAGAAAGAAAGAAGCTAGTGAATCCCAACAAAATATACAAGCCAATGAATCCATGTATTTTATAAATTATATTGATACTGAACTAAAGAAAATTACCGATGATAAAGATAAAGAAAAAATAAAAAATTATTTCAAAAATGGGGGATTATATCAATATATTGGAAAAATAGATGATAATAAATTAAAAGAAAAAATAAAGGGAGATATTAATTTTTTTTATGAAAATAAAAAAGTTTTAAATACTGATTTAGCACGTGAAACAAATATGTTAAAAGAAACCCTACAAATGTTTGAAAATGAATTTCCTAAAAAAAAATTATCTGGATATGAAAAGAATAAAGGTACATCTGAAATTGAACGTGAAATAGATAGTGATATTGAAAAGGCAAAAGAATCAGCAAGTAAGAAATCATTTTTAACTAAAACATCTGATTCTATTAAATTAAAACTTAGAAATAAAGAAATCAATTCAATGATTGAAAATATTAAAAAAAATATAGAACCAATGCAGGCTAGAGAATTTATAGATATTTTATTAGAAAGTATTGAAAATTATAGGGATAAAATTACAGACGAAGATGTTGAAAAAATTAAATCCTTAATTAATGAAAAAATATTGTTATTTAACCAAATCAAAACAGAAGATGACCTTAATGAATTACTTGATAAAATTAAACAAGAACTAAATACTATTAAACGTGACAGCGAAGAAAGATATAATAAACCAACAGAAAGCGAAATAATTAAAAAAAAACAATTGATATATAAATCATTAATTAAAAAAATAGACTCTGAAATGGGTAGTGTATTAAACAATACATCAAAAGAAAGGGAAAACTCAAAAAAATTTATAAAATTATTAGATGATTATGTAAAACCGAATATAATAAATTTAAACGATGAAGATATAACAAATATTAGCGCTATTGTTTCAACTTATATAAATAAATTAAAAATGTCAACCAATCCAACTGGAACATTACTTGAGATACAAAATAAATTAAAAGATATACAAAAAGCAAAATTAAGAAAATCATTAATCCCTTCAAAATCTAGTCCTACACAACCATCCGCACAACCATCCGCACAACCATCGGTACAACAACGAACACAAGCAGCAACCGCGCAACCATCGGTACAACAACGAGTACAGGCAGCAACAACAACACAACCATCGGCACAACAACGAGTACAGGCAGCAACAACACAACAACAACAATCACAATTAAATACAGGTAATCAACCCAGTAATGTTGTTTTAAATCCTGAAGTGTCTCGTGAAATGGAAGAACTTTTGATAAGATGGTTGAAAGAAGAACGCAATAAAGGATTAAATTCAGATATAGGAACTATTAATGACGATAAAGAAGAAGATAACACAGCCGCAAAAGTAACAAAATCTATCATTAAAAAAATTATTGTTTCTACTGATTTTTTTGTAACAAAAATATTAGACTCTTTAACAAATAATGCCTTAAAAGACCCAAATTATACAAATACTGCTAATGAAAGAATTAAAGTTTTCGCTGAATATTTACAACAGTTATCAAAAAATGAGGAACAGCGTAAACAAATAAGACAAATAAGCAAAGAATTAAGTATGATAGGAGTCGAAATAATAGACAGTGCTGTTCCTGGAATCACTAAAATGTTAAATAAAATTATTGATACAATTGAAAGAGTTTCATCTCAAGCAGCCGAAGGAGGAATGCGAACATTTATAGGTGTATCAAGTTCAGTAATTGGGCAAATTCCAGTATTAGGTGGAATTATCAATTTATTGGTTTCATTTGGAATGGCATTTAATACTGCTACAAAAGTATTTAAAACATTTACATCAAACTCAACTGAAGTTGCTGAAAATGCGGCAGATGTTATTCATAAAGGTACAAAACCAGTTAAAAGAGGATTTGCAACTGGACATAAATTAATTGATTTTGTTTCTGGAAGAAGAAAACCCAGTGCTGTAGATAAAGCCGCTCCATCTGCCCCTCCAGCATACGAAGTTTTTGAACAAGACTCCAATAACAATCCAATACAACAGGAAAGTAATCCGTCACAGACGTACAACCCGCTGCCGCCGACACCCCCGCCACAGGATTTGCGCAAGAGAAAGACTCGTGCAGGAGGAACATATTCCTTGCCTTCGTCAAGCCAAGGCGCGCTGCCACTGCCCACGACAAGCCAACCTGCTGGAACATTTCCCTGGCCTCCTCAGAATCAACAACCTGCTGTATCAGAAGACACCACCAAGAATCATGCGAAAGCATCTCCCTGGCCTCCTCAGAATGAATCAACTCCGGGAATTGGCAGCCAACCTGCGAAAGCATCTCCCTGGCCTCCTCAGAATGAATCAACTCTGGGATTTGGCAGACAACCTGCGAAAGCATCTCCCTGGCCTCCTCAGAATGAATCAACTCTGGGATTTGGCAATCAACCTGCGAAAGCATCTCCCTGGCCTCCTCAGAATGAATCAACTCTGGGAATTGGCAGCCAACCT